TAACTTTATCAGTCTAGAGTCTGATTATGTGGATGAACCACGATACATTGAACCGAGAGAATATTATTAATGGTAGACGAATTACAACCAGATTTTTTACAGATTGATGAAGAAACAGGAGTTCCTTTTCCTGAAATAAGCATTGAATTTGGAGAAGAAGGAACTGGTTCATTAAGATCTTCCCCTGTAGGCTCTGGTATTGAACCACCACCCCCTGAGCCATTTGAAGGTGATGAAACATTTATGCGAGGAGTATCCTCTGTTTACAATTTTTTAGCGCCATCGGACGAGGCTATGGCTGATTTACAAGCGGTGCAAAAAAGAAACCAAGAGATCGCTGATCAAACTGGGATGCCTCTAAAACGCCTACAGCAAATGATGGCGTATGGAGATGAAAGATCAAAAATATTAAAGGACATGGGATTTAAACTATACACGCCTGGCCAAGACTTTACTCGTGTAAGAGATTTTTTATATAGCGAACAACAAAAAGCATATGAAAAAAGAGCAGCTGGTGTACCACATAACGAACTTCCCCTAAGTGAAAAGATAGCAACTTTTATGATGCCAATAGATGTATTAGATTTTATTGGGTTGGGGGTTGGTGTTAAAGCATTAATAAAAGCAGGAATTAAAAAGTTTGCGGGTGATGCAAGTAAAAAAAGTGTTGTTGATCTTGTACAAGATAAAGAATTAGTTGGAACGTTGTCTGATTCAGAAACGATGAGTCTTTTTGAAGACATGAAACCAGTTTTACCAGGAGAGCAGCGTGATGCCTTTCTTAGATTTGCAAAAGGCAAACCTACAAAGAAAAAAACAGCAGGTGTTATTAGAACAAAAGATGAAGCTTTTCCTGGTGGCTTACCATTAAAAGATTTTGATGAATCATTATTGAAAACAAAACCAGTAAAAGATGCCCCTCCGTTAAAATCAAAAGCAACTACATTAACAAAGGACGTAAAAACAAAAATAGGAAAAAAATTAGAGCAGACAAATTTTTCTAAACTCGATGTTAAGGAAGAAAATCCATACTTAAAAATCGTAAATGAAGAAAGAGCCGCTGCTGGTTATCCACCAACTAACACCCCTGTTAGTATGCATGCAAAAAATTTACAGAAACAAGGATATATTACAAAAGAAAAACAAATAGAAATTACAAACCATTCAAAGAAAAGATCACAGACTCAAGCTAATGAAGCCTATATGGAAAAACAACTATTACAAAATACTGAAAAAGCAAACAAGGCTGTTAGGTTGGCAAAAGAATTACAAGAGGCAAGTGAATCTCAAGTAGTAATGCCAATGGCTACCTTTTATGATCAATTAGTAAAAGCATTTCCTGAAGATTTTGCACCACTTACTTCAGTCAGTTCAAAAAATAAAGTTATTACAACATTAAAAACTCTTAAACCAGAAATTAAAAATTATCTCGCTAGACCTGGATCAGAGGTTGGCGGTTTAAGATATAGTGATGAAACATTAGGTGTTATTGAGGGAGGAGAAGAAGCAGCAAGAAGATCTGAATTGGTAGCAAAATTTAAACAAACTTTTCCTGATGAACCTATAACACCTTTAGATGATCCTTTAACAGATTTATCACCTTTGGGTGAAGATGTTTTTGATCCAAGAATATTAGATTTAAAAGCAACAGATAAAGCAGGGCAAGTTGATATAATATCAAATCCAAAATTTAAATTTTATGAGTTTTTAAGAGATACACTACCTACAACTGATCTAGATACTTTATTTGATGTAGTTAAAATAGGAGATGCAACTGATCTAGCTAATCCTGCTCAAAAATTATTTAATCAATTTAAACAAATAGAGGATGTTAGAAAAAAAGTTAGCCCTTTGATAAGACCTTTTTTAAAACGTATTTTTCCTGTTGAAGGAGGAGATAGAGCTTCTGTTCAGATAGCTCATACTTTTGAAAAAACAAAAATGAAACCACCTAAGAGAGAAGGAGTAAAAAAAGAAATAGGATATGACCCTGAAAAATTTATAGGACAGGGTGTTAATCCTGATTTTTTATATTTAGATATATCACCATATAATCAAGGTATTCAAAAAACTTTAGAGAATCAAGCCAACGTCGCTGGAAAAATGGGTGACTATGGTAGATTAGCAAAGATACAAAAAATTATGGAGATTATGGGTGTTGAAGGTCAACAAGCTGGAATAACTATAGGTAAGAAAAGAAAATTATCTACAAAATTAAGAGGGTTAATTTCTGAATTAGAAAAAACAGGAGACCCTTTGCCAGAAAAAGTTGACTTATTGGAGGCAATAAAAATACTAGAAAGTTCTGGTCCAGAAGGATATGCTTATGGTGGTATGGTAGAAGACGATTTAGATATTTTTGAAGAACAGAGTAATGACCTTCCCGAAGGATCATTCGAAGTGGCAAGTTTAAAACTACCATTCTTTAAACTATTTGGTAAAGCACCTGTTAACGAGGTTGCACCAATACCAACACCAAAAGAAAAATTAGCAAATCAAACAAAAAAACAAAAAGAAAGTTTGGACAGAGAAAAAGAAGTAAGGTCACAAGAAGATATCTTTGATCCTACACCTAGTGAACAAGTAGAGTTAGACCCAACAATGCCTGTTGCTGTGACACCAATAACAAATCAACCAATGACGTCTGTGTTTTATTCAGACATAGAACGTGCAATGACAAACGCACCTGAACAGTTTGCAAACAAACAAGAGGTCCTTGATTTCTTAAACAAAAACAGAATTAAAAAATCCGAGGTCGACGATTATCGTATCGCGGCCCTTCTTAAATTATATGATGATACTTCCCCTATAGCTAAAACAGAAATTATTTCACAAGTTAGATCAGCACCAATCAGTGGTATGCGTGTTCATGGAACAGGTTCAGGGTCCGAGATCATCAATCCTAATGGCGCGAAAGATACACGTTATAAAGGATACGCAGAAGATGGTCTTATACCAGATACACAACGTGAAAGAGTTTTATATATTAACAGAGATAAATTACCAGGTGACACAGGCGAATACCCACAATCCATGTTCGGTGGAGAAACCATACAGCGTCATGACTTTGGTATACCGAATGAAGAAAATACATACATTGTCGGTTGGACGCGGCTCTCGGACCGCTATGGTTTTGTGCCACCAAAGGTAGAAGGACCACAAACGAAAATTAATGTCAGACAACTCACAAGAGAAAAAACAAAAAATGAACGAAGTTTGCAAGGTTTATATGCTGAAGCAAGAAGTAAAATAGAACGACTAGCTAATCAACGAGGAATGAGTCAAGCAGATATTAATGATATAGATATTGATTTCGGGTCCGATATTCCTAAACTATCTGTCATAGCAAAATATGCTGATCAGTTAGATGAGATAAGCCCAGGTTTAGTTAATCAAATGGATGAGCTCGTTGTAAGAAATAGAGATTTACAAGAACAGATAACCAAAGCATCGGGCGTTGATCCGAGTGGCGTGGTTCGTGTCACGTTTGCCGATGAGATACAATCCGATTTATTACAAGCAGCGGCAGGGCGTAAACAACAACTGGCCGCGGCCCTTCGCAAAATACAAGAAGATGGCGCAGCAAATACAAACCTACAAGGATTAAACCGCGTAGCGCAGGCAACAATAGATTTCTATGAAAAAAATAAATCAGTCTTTAGACCGCTGACAAAAACTGAGGGTGAGGTAGATGTTATAGCACAACGTATTAATAAATTAGAAACAGAAGTGGATAATATTGTAAATAACTACATTGCAACAAGAGAAATAGATCAAACACAGATAGATCGTTTAGCAGGATTGTTAAATGATAATATTAATAACATGTTAGATGAAGTATTATCCGTTGACTCTAATACCATGGCAGGACTTTTTCCTGATTTACCATTTAAGAATAGAGAAGAGTGGGCAGATGCTTTAATTAAAAAAGATCTATACGAACTAGCATACAGAAAGTTTGTGTTAAAAGATCCTGATGCGTCAGCGTATTATGCCGTATCACCATCAAAATATGTAAGTAAACGATATAACTTTACGGGAGATGCTTCTACATCTGCAGCCGATAGAGCGGCCGATAAACAACGACGCTTTGATGCTTTTAAAAGAAATGGTCAGTTTATAGATTCACAATACAAAGGTATTGGCATGGACGAGTTTTATGGGGGTCCCGATTCTGTTTCAAATGTAATTGATAATTCAGGAACAGCGGCTACTAACCCTAATTTTGGAAAACCAAAACACTACACATCTACAATAGAGACAATATTAAAAAGACAAGCACAGAGTAATAATTCAGAAATGATTACCATGCCTGTACAACTAAAAGGTGGAAGAGGGTCAACCCAATACCGTGTCACTGATCAAAATGGTAACATGGTAGCAACACTAACCAATGAAGATCAAGCAAGACAACTGCTTGAATCAAATCCAAATTATAGAATTCAACCTATCTCCATACCTAACAAAAAAGACATGGAGCCAGTTTTTGCTATTAAAATTACTCCTGAGATGTTAGAACCATATAAAACACATAAAGCACAAGGTGGACTTGTCGAGCATATTGATATATTTGAGGTATAATGGTTGAAAGAAGAATAACAGGTGAACCCACAGAAGTAATAGCTGAAGAAATAACAGTAGAGACTCCTGACGAATTAACAGTTGAAAACATTGAAATGACAGAAGACGGAGGGGCGTTAGTCAATCCAATGAGTGAACAAGAAGAAGTACAATTTGATTCTAACTTAGCTGAGTACATGGATGAGAAAGACTTACAGGACATATCATCTGATCTTGTTGGTGATTATAAAGAAGATAGTTCTTCTAGAGAAGAGTGGTATGATGCTTACGCAAAAGGATTAAAACTACTTGGATTTAAATACGAAGATAGATCACAGCCATTTCAAGGAGCAAGTGGCGTAACACATCCTCTATTATCAGAGACAGTTACACAGTTTCAGGCTCAAGCTTACAAAGAATTATTACCTGCAAATGGTCCAGTCAGAGTACAAATGATTGGTAAATCTGATCCACAAAAAGAACAACAAGCTCAACGTGTGCAAGAGTTTATGAACTATCAAGTAATGCACGTCATGGAAGACTTTGATCCCGACTTAGATCAAATGTTATTTTACTTACCTCTATCGGGTTCTAGTTTTAAAAAAGTTTATTATGATTCTACAATGGGAAGAGCTGTATCAAAGTTTATTCCTAGTGAAGAATTAATTGTTCCGTACACCGCAACAGATTTAGGAACAGCAGAACGAATTACTCATGTATTAAAAAGAACAGAAAATGATATTCGTAAACTACAAGTTACAGGTTTTTACCGTGATGTAGATTTAGAAGAATACGAAGATCCTGAAACAAATAGTATTCAAACAGAAGTTAATCGTTTGGATGGTGTGAAAGAAACAGGGTCTTACAAGAATGATTCATATACATTATTAGAAATGCATGTTGATTTAGACGTGCCAGGATTTGAAGATCCTGACGGAATTAAATTACCTTACATTGTAACAATAGACGAAGGGTCTGGTAATGTTTTATCGGTATATAGAAACTATGATGAACAAGATCCTTTAAAAAAGAAAAAACAATATTTTGTACATTATAAATTTTTACCTGGTCTTGGTTTTTATGGTTATGGATTAATTCATATGCTTGGTGGTTTATCAAGAACTGCAACAGCAGCTCTTAGACAATTACTAGATGCAGGAACATTAGCAAATTTACCAGCAGGATTTAAAGCAAGAGGTTTACGTATTGCTGATGATGATTCTCCAATACAACCTGGTGAGTTTAGAGATGTAGATGCACCAAGTGGAGATTTACGTGCAGGACTAATGCCTTTACCTTATAAAGGTGCTGATCAAACTTTATTTCAATTACTAGGATTTGTTGTACAAGCAGGACAACGTTTTGCTTCTATCGCTGATCAAAAAATTGGTGACAGTGTAGCAGCAAATGCACCTGTAGGAACAACTATGGCTTTGATTGAAAGAGGATCAAGAGTCATGAGTGCAATACATAAAAGATTACACTATGCACAAAAAACAGAATTTAATTTATTAGCAAAAGTATTTAAAGAATTTTTACCACAAAGATATCCATATGATGTAGGCAGTAATGCTGTACCAAGTGTTAAATCAACTGACTTTGATGATCGTGTTGACATTATGCCTGTGTCTGATCCAAATATTTTTTCTATGTCTCAACGTGTTACGTTGGCACAAACACAATTACAGATGGCACAGTCTGATCCAAAGTCACATAACATATATGAAGCTTATAAAAGAATGTATCAATCACTTGGAGTAAAAGATATAGACGCTATACTACCTCCACCAGATACACCAAAACCAAAAGATCCTGCGTTAGAGAATTCGGACTCATTACTTGGTAAAAAATTAATTGCTTTTAGAAATCAAGAGCATCAAGCACACATTGATGCACATAGAACATTTTTATCCTCAATGTTAGTTCGTAGTAATCCTCAAGCAACTGTTTTATTACAAGCACATGTGATGGAACACATATCTTTATTAGCAAGACAGATGGTTGAAGAAGAAAATCAAGAACAAGTACAGGCGGAAGCGGCTAAATTTGGAGGTAAACTTCCTCCAGAATTACAAGCTCAGTTCCAAGAAGAGATGGAACGTCAAATTTCATTAAAAGCAACAGAATTTATTGAAGAAATGTTTGTTGAAGAGCAACAAGCAATGGCTGGACAAGGACAAGATCCTCTTGTTGGACTAAAAGAGCAAGAATTACAGATAAAAGCACAAGATGTTCAACGAAAAGCACAAAATGATGCTGCTAGAATTGATATTGACATGCAAAAAATGCAGCAAACCGAAGATTTAACGAAAGAAAAGATACAATCTAACGAAGATATTGCACAATTGCGTGCAAATGTTAATCTATCTAAGGAAAATGCAAAAAATGTTAACAGCGACAGATAAATTACAGGAATATTTTAACGAATTGATGAATTTTGCTGACACAGGCGTAACAAGTCAAGAAGAACAAATACTTTTAGCGGGTGCAATGATGGGTGTAGCGAAAATGTTGTACCATAACAACCTTACCGAACAAGAGTATGATAATATTATGAATCATAATGGAAGAGACTTGCTAAATCTTTTAAAACCAACTATACATTAAATATTATGCCTGAAAAAACTAAGAAACAATTAGAAGCAGATAAACTTTCACGAGACGCAGCAAAAGAGCTAAAGAAAATGAAAAAAAAACAAGGTTTGTCAATCACACTAAAAGTTGCTGATCTATTTAAAAAGAAAACACCTGTTCCTCAAAAAGAAAAGAAAAAAAAGAATCCACTAGGACTTAAAGGTGGAAAAGGAAAACCAGAACGTACAGAAAAACCTGGAGTTCCACACGGAGTAGACAAAAAAACCCAAGAGGGTGAACAAATATTAAACATTGCAAAAGGTGGTTCAGTAAAAAAATTTCCTGATCTATCAGGTGATGGCAAAGTTACACAAAAAGATATTCTTATGGGCAGAGGAGTTATTAAAAAGAAGCGTGGTGGAGCAGTTGATACACCAAAGAAAAAAAGAGGAAATTATGGACCTAACATAGGTAAACCATTTAAAGCAATGGGCCCTGTTGGAGGTCTTCCAGTAAATAAAGCTGGAACAAAAATTATGGCGGGTAGATTAGCTAAACGCGGTTATGGAAAGGCAAAAAAATGAAATTTAAAAATGCAAAAATGACTATTGTTCCTCAAAAAAACCCATTTCCTAATACTAAAATTGCTTCAACAGCAGAGAAAGTTTACTCTCCTTTTGTAGTAAAAGATAACAAAGGAACTGGACCTCAAGGACAGACAAGCAGAATGCAAATTAAAAAAGTAGCATTCAAAGGCGTAAAATAGTATAATCCCCAACTTAACAAAGGAGGTTTTATGAACCTATTAAAAGATCTATGGGGCCATATTAAAGAATGGTCGGATTGGAAAATGAAGGACTGGATCAAGGCGGCTATTGTAGCTATCGTGGTTATCTGGGTAATTAGCTGGATGACAGGCGGAGCAGCATAGTGCTTAATCTACTCGGTGGTTTACTTGGTGGTGGAAAAGGCGGAGCCTTAGAAACCATTTCAAAAGTTGTCGACGAACTTCATACGAGTGAGGAAGAAAAATTAGATAAAAAGATTCT